GCCGGAGACACCACCCTGCTGCGCCATCTCCCACAGGATGTTGTGCTTGTTGTTGTCGACCTCCCAGACCCGCTTCAGCAGCGGGGGCAGGATGGCCGACGTGGCCTCGGGGGAGGCGAACTCGACCCCTTGGCCAAAGCAGAAGTTGTTGATGTAATCAGCGAACGCCTTGACGTAGTTGAACGTCAACTGCGAGTCACCGATCTCCCGCCGGTAGGCCCAGTGGTGACCGAGGTACCACGCCCAGTTGCTGGCGTAGCGGGTCAGACGAGGCCCATGGACCTCGAACTCCTCATCGGCCAACTCCACGAGCCCCAGGGGGCTTACGGCAACAGTGAGATCGCTGGCTGCGGCCCGGTACGAGGCTGGTGCGAAACTGATCATGCTCATGACACCATCCTCGTGCGGTCCGGGCCGCAACCAGAGTAGTGCCTACCGACGAGCCGTCTGGGTCTGCTGGCGCTCGGCCTGCCGCTCCTCGGCTTCCTTCACCTTGTCGGGGTTGGCCTTCTTCCACTCTTCGATCTCGCGTTCTCCGGCCTCCCGAACCTGCTGAGCCTCCTTGTCGCGCTGCTCCTGCGCCTTGCGCTGGCGGTCGCTCATGTGCTCAGCCTGGGACTCCAGGTACTTCTCCTTCGCCGCTTCCGGCGTCGGCTCCGGCTGGTTGGGCATCGGGTTGGGCGGGAACGCCGCCCCACCGGTCTGCGCCTGCCAGACCCTCGCCTCGACCTCGGCCTCCACATCAGCCAGCGAGCGCTTGTCGCCAGAGTTGACGGCCTGAGCGACGGTGGCGTCCGCTTCGAGGTCCTTCTTGCGTTGAGCGGGAGTGCGATCCTCGCTGTCGGCCATGTCATTCCTCCTGGTAGTTCGACTGGAAGTCGATGACTACAACCGTAGCGTGTTCCATCTACCTGCTCACGTCTCCGACACGCTACCCCAGCGACAACGCGCCCCAAACCACTGACATTGACACTAGGGTTCCGAACCCTGCTACAGTGGCACTCATGATCGGGTACAAGAACGAAGCACTGAAGCGGGTCGGCGTGAGCAAGCACCGGCTGATGTCCGGGCACTCGGAGACCTGTGTCGTGTGCGACAAGACACTGGTCCCCGGTGATCCGCCCCACACCTGCGCCGAGCACTCGGACTGGGAACTGGTCGTTGTTGACACCGACAGCCAAGGCAAGACCGAGCAGTACCTACTGGGTCACGAGAACGAGGACTGAGGGCTGATCCTCCGACCCCTCTTCTTGAACTGCGCCGAGTACTGGGGCATGGCAGACCATACCTCACGCTGCTCCGGCGTGTCCTCGGCCATGATGTCGCCCCGGCGGTTGCCCGGGTGGTACGGGTTGTTGCGGTCCCCGACATAGGCGCCCTTGCGACTGATCTCCCCGTAGGCCATCTGCTCGTTGGCCAGCGTCGAGCGCCGGGCGGCAACCTCACCCCTCGGTGTGCGGGGGAACGCTGCTGGCACATCAAGGTTGCCCTCGTTCGCCGCCCAGCCACCGAGGTGCCGACCAGGCTGCATCAACGTCGTCTGGTTCGCCTCGGCGTAGGTCCGGATCGAGGACCCGGTCGACGGCAGCGCATGGGTGCCCTCCTGGACGTCCCGCTGGCCGACCATGAAGACGTTCCTGGGCTGCTCCCCGCCGCGGCGCATGTTCGCCGTGAACCCGCCGATGTCGGGGTCGTTGAGTTTGGCCGCGAGGCCCTCGAACTGCGCGTCGGAGAGCATCAGACCTTCCGTTCGATCTGGCGCTTGCGAGCGTTCACCGCCCGCATTGCATCCGGCATCAACCGGGCGGGCATGAAAGTGTCCATCTTGGCCTCAGCCGCCTGCATCGCCTGGGGCTTGGGCTTCATCTGGATGAACGGGTTGACCGGGACCCACCTGTTGTCGCTGTACGGCTGCGGACGCCGGACCCCGAACTTGTAGGGGACAACAGTAGGGCGCCCCGGCCCGGGCGCCCCTCCTGCTGTCTTGGCGACCGTCGCGGGCTTCGCCACCGAACCGGTCTTGGCTGTTGCCATGATCAGTCAGGCACGTTGGCCCGGTTGATGCGGTGGATGCGGCCCTCGGAGCCGTACTCGCGCTCGAACGACGGCGGCATCATGCCGGTGTGAGCACCCTGGACGAACTCGGCCAGGAGGCTCGGTGCCTCGATCCACGTCGAGGAGCCGAGGTGAGCCCGCTCCTTCATGGTCTCGGCGGGCGACTTGGTGACCGTCGCCCAGCCGCCGTACTCCGTGCCCTGCGTGTCGCCGTAGGCGCCCTGCTGGAAGTCACGGGGGACATCGGTGTCGGTGGCGATGCCTTCCTCGAAACGCAGCGGACCGCGCCGACGCTGGTTGTCAGCAAGGTCGTACTCGTACTGGACCTCAGGATCGGGGTAGCCCATCAGCGTTCTCCTTGTTCGGCCGATCGGGGCGGATGATACACCTACCGCTGCTGAGCGGCGTAGAAGGGGTTGTTGAATACCTCAACAGAATCCACCTCTTCGACCTGACTCATCGACACGGCGATGGCCAGCGAGTCGGGGAAATCATCGTGCGCCTCGGTCTCATCTGGTGCTGTAACCAGCATGTGACCCTGCTTGTACTCCTTCACCACGTCGGTCATCTGCTGCGTGAACCGGCGATGTGCCCTGGTCCGGCGGGCCTTGGAGTGGCCGGGGAAGACCAGCATGCGCCGGTCGACCATGTTCTGGAGGAACTTCCAGCGAGTCCCCTGGGCCTTCAGGTCGCTTGGTACCGGAACCACTTCCATGTGACTACCGAGCAAGGCAGCCAGGCGCTCGGCCACCGCCGAGCCCATGCCCTGGGCGTCCACACCGCACCGGGCGATGGCGTAGTGGCTCAGGAACTCAGCGATGGTGAAGTACTGCTCCTCCCACGGGACATTGGTCAACTCCAGCCAGTTGAGGATCCGGTGCTCCCGCAACCCGAAGGGATCCGGATACTCCCAGTCGACCCAGCACACCGTGACCACGGTGGAGTCCTTGATGCGCGCCACGTCGATTCCGGCAACACACGGCGAGCGGTACCACGACTTGACCAGTGGCATGGATCGGTCGGCCATCGACTCCAGCACATCCTCGGTGACGAACTGGCCCCGCTCCAGAAGCCACTTGATGCAGTACGACATCTGGAACTCGTCGGAGTCCTCACCGAGGCGCAACTTCTCCTTGGCCACGAACTTCCCGTAGGACGGGTTGTACTTGGCGACGATCTTCCAGTCGTACTCGAAGTGGTTCTGGCGGACGCCCCGTCGCGTGCCCCGGCGCTTGTTCAGTTGGATCGAGCGGAAGAAGTCGCCCTTGACGTAGCCGGGCGTACCGATCTTGACGATGGTACCAGCGTAGGCAGCGAGCATCGGGTGGATCGACTTGCGCACCACGACGTCATCAACATCCTGTGCTTCATCCACCACGATGATGTGGTACGACGAGCCCTCGATCTTGGCCTTTGGGTTGGCTGTCTGCCGCCGGGCGAAGGAGCCGTTCTTCAGCCGGATCATCTTGCCGCGGCCGTCGACCTTGTCATCGATCTCGGGGTCGAGCATGAACTGCTGCGCCCGCTCGCTGGAGAGGCGGTCCACGATGCGCCCGTGGAGCAGTGTTGACTGATCATCGCTCGGCGCGAAGCAGCCCACCCACAGGCCCTTGGCGAAGCGCTTCATGATCTCGAACGACAGGGCCAACTTGGGGAACAGCACCATGCAGCCCGACAGCGTGTCCGCCAACGTCTCGGTCTTGCCCGACTGACGTGACAACAAGCCGCTCAGTTCCTCAGCGTCGTTGAGGATCAGGGACTCAACGATCCGGTAGGCGAACTCGTTCTGGTAGGGATGCAACCGCATCCCGGTGAACTCCTCGTTGAAGATGAGAACCTTCGTCACCAACTGGTGGACGAAGGCCGTCGACTCCTCGTCCAGTTCAAGGACCGGCTCTTCGTCATAGTTCTCTTCGCCCTCGAAATCCTCGTCATAGATCTCCTCAGGCGGATCCTCTACGACCTCGTACAAAGGGGGCGGCATGTTGCCGGAGACTACATGGGAGAAGCCCCCCGGGGAGGGAGACCGACCCTCATCAGATGGGGGAGGCCAACGACCCGGGGGGCTTCTCAACAACCGAGGCGGGCGGCGGATCCCACTTTCTCGGCGTTGATTCGCAGGTTACCGCTTCTTGGGAGCCTTGGCAAGAGGCTTGCGCTTGATGACCCGCTTGGGAGCGATGGCAGCCTCGATCTCGGCCGTGCGACCCTCCCTGGCCAGGCGGAACGCCTTCACGCCTCGCTCCAGCATGTCGTCATATGCATCGCCGTAGCGGCCTCTGGAGTGGGCCAACTTGGCCTCCAGGATCTCCTCCAGGAAACCGAACACGCCATTGTCGAGATCCACCACGAAGTAGGGGAACAGCGGGCTGTCCCAGTGCCGACGTGGTTCCGTCGTCACCGCTTAGCCGTGGTCTTCCGAGCCTTGGTAGCGACGGGGGCCTTGGAGATGCGGCCGTTGGACGAGCGCCTGCTGCGCACCGAG